CTGTATTGCACAGTTATTAAAAGCTAAGTTTGCAATAAATGCGCTACCTTCTACAAAATAATTCTTATAAAAGCCGTCAACATTTACACTATCAAATTCATATAAACCACCTTCAATAGTATTATTGATGTGTAATCCGATTGAGGCTGAACCTGTTAGTTCATCACCAGTACCATCGCCACTAACAACAGTTTCACCACGTATCCACACATCTTTAAATGAACCAAACCACGCATTGCCCCATAATATACCAAGCCCATTATTGTTTTTAACGCGAATAGATACCCTATTTAATAGACCTTGTGGATTATAAGGTGATGATATTAAATAACCTGTGGTATCTCCAACAACAGTTAGCTTCTCTAATCCTGTTTTTAGTGATGCTGTCGAACTATCTTTAGATAATTCAATAGCGTTACCAGTTGAGCCTGTGTAATCAATAACTGTTCCACGAACATTGGATACATCAGATTTTAAGAATCGAAGTGAGGTATTGTCAATTTCACCGTCACCATAAAGACGCATTTTCCCGCCTTGCCCTGCGCTTTGGAAATCAGGATTGAGTGACGCATCATAATAAAGCCTAAGAGTTGCATCAGATTGGTAGTAGCCTCTAGGCAACCAAACGCTAACTCCTAGATTAGACCCTCTGTTAACAACAGTTTGCAAAGCAGCGCCATTTACTGCGGCTGTTGCAGAAGCTGAAACACCAAACCATAGCGCAGTTAAATCGCCAGTATAATTTCTTAAAAAGCCACTGCTTCCATCGCCTGGTGTAAATTGCGTTCCAGTAAAAGCACTGCCATCATCATCATAAGTTCCTGCTGAAGCGCCGAAATTAATAGTGAAGTCGCCGCCATCATCAGAAGTAATAAATATTTTACGCCCGGCATCGGCTGATGTTAATGTGAGCGCTACAGCTTCCGCTTTGTCTGCGACAACATAACCAGATTGTAAATTTCCTACTGCTATAAATGCATTATTGAGATCAGAGAGATCAGATGATGGCGCTAAAAAAATTTCAAGAGTTGAAACATTATCATCTGTTCTTGTATCAGATAGATCAGAGTTTTGAATTTTAAGTGTCAATAAGCCGGAATATTTAACATTACCCGTTATCCTTCCCGAGGCATCTAAAGTATATGGGTTGCTCTGAGCAACTGTTAGCGCTTCATCTGAGAATATCGAAGCTAGATCGGTAGTTAAATTATTATAAAAAGTAATAAAACCACCCGCTCTTACAGCGCCAGTTGAATCACGAAAGATCTGATGTGGATTAATTACGTTGAAACTCATTCTGGCAATCCTTTTTTATCAATTGTGATTGTTCTCATATAATCATAAATGGCGGGGGCTAAAATTTCATCTTTTTCTGCAATAGCGGCTAATAGACCTAAATGAGCGCCAATGCCTGTTTTACTTACAGCCGTTCTTCCGCTATCTGCTAGCCAGCTCACAAACTTAGGGCTGGTAATTAACTTAGCAACAGCCCACGGAGCGGCAACACCAATAGCCATACCGGTCAACGCTCCGCCAGTCTGGCTTTCGCCTTGTTCGGCGCCATATAAGCCACCTAGACCGCCCGTAAGAAGTTGCATGTACATCATCTGTTGGGCTGTGCCAGAAACATTCGCCATTTTACTAACATCTTTTAAAGCTGCGCTGACAGTAACGAGGTCTTTAACGGCTAAATCAAGCCCTTTATATTGAGGCCCGCTAAATAATGTTTTTTGAGCGCCTTTGCTTAATCTGCTGTAGTTCGTTAAAAATGATGCTGGGGAAAACAATCTACCCGTTACATCTTGAGCGCCAGGCTTAGCCAATCCCATTTCTCTAATTTGTCTCGCAACTACAGTATTCCATTCATTCGTCGGAATGCTTTTCTTTAATGCTCTGAGTTTTTGCGCGCCTGCTTTTGATCCAGACATTGCCGCCTGAAAAATATCTTGATTCAATTTTTTACTGGCGATAGGATTTAAAATATCATCAATTCTAGCTCGTCCTGCGCCCCAGAATTTAGATGCTCTATCTGCTGCCCTTAATGCATCATCGCTTACATTAGCCGCCGCTAATGCCATATCATCTGATAATGCGCCATAAAGCTGTTTAATCTCAGCTTGAGAAACATCGCCTATCAATTGCCTATCATCCAGAGCTGCGCCTATTTTTGTTCTAAGCGCTTTTAATGTTCCATAAGCCATGCCTTTTCTTTTTACCGAAACATCATAAGCGGTCTTTAATTGCTTAAATAAAGGCGATGTTAATATATCAGCAAATTCTGGATCGCCTTTAAACTGATCTAATGTTTTATTCAGTTGTGTTCCGAAATTATTGGCCTGTATTCTCTGTGTCGGCTTAATATAATTATCAAGTTTATCATAAAGAGTTTTAGCTTTTCCGGTGAATTTTTTAGTAAAGACATTAATACCTCTTCTTACCGCCTCACCTGTTAATTCACGCCCTTCAATTGGGGAAACACCTTTAACAATATCATCAGCGTATTTACCCATATCATCAATAAGTTTGCCGTATTCTTTGCCGATAATATCCGCGCTTGCAGGCAGCTTAGATAAGGCTTGTTCAATACCTTGAATAGTCCTGCTTCCTGTTACCGCTCCGGCAGTGGGCGTAACACCCATTCTGCGGAAAGCTTTATATATTTCATCGCCTGATGCTCTAGCTAATTGAGCGCCTTTAGATAATCCAGCTTTAGCACCTTTTTCTATAAGCTCACCAGCTCTCACACCGATAGCATTAATAACAACATCGGTTCCAACTTCTGCCGTTTGCTCAATAAATGTTCTTTCATCAACGTGTGGATAAAATATACTTGTGATCGCATCGTAAGCTTTACCGCCCGCAGCCGCACCAATGCCATAAGCCAAAGGCACGGTTACAATTTCCTCTGGGGTAAGGGCTTGGGGGCCAAGCTGTCCGGCAATAGCTGCGCCAGCACCTCCTATTGAGCCGCCTATAAATTCAAATATCATGCGGGCATTTTCTGATACATCACCCATATCTAATCCTTTTGGATTAAATAGAGTTTTATTTCCTGTATCTGGATCGGTAAAAACAAAATTATCAGCGCCCCATGGCGTAGCATCAGGATAGTATTGTTGTAAAGTAGCAAGTTTATCATCCATTCTTTTAGATGCGCCCACGGCAGTACGCACTTGAGAGGGCGCGCCTCTTTCTTCGTCTATTTGTTGAATAGCAGACGGATCATATTCTCCCCATGGGGTTTTTGCTTGGTATTCTTCCCATGGCGCAGACTCTTCGACAGCCATAAGCGCGGTATCAATGGGCATCACTTGAGCATCAATAGGAATTTGATTTAGTTCCCCATTCATTACATCTTCTCCCAGCTCTCGGGCTTAGAAGGATCGCCGCCAATAAATCGATACTCGCCAGATACTGTGCCGACTATAGGAATATCGGCTTTCTTTAAGTCGCCCTCTGGAGTTTTTTCCGGCTCTTTAAATTGTTTCCCGGAAGCTATTTTCATTGATTTTTCAGCCTGCTTTCTAGCAGATTTTTTCTGATCCATCACAGCTTGGCTGTCACCAATCTGAGGATAATAAATTTCATATTCTTTTTGCATTTCTGCTGGAGCAATGACCGCGCCAGATTCACGCCTTAATTTTGCTCGAATCCAATCATCAGCAGCCTGCCTATATTGTTGTAAATCAGGGCTTGCTGTTATATTAGTTATACCTTTGAACCTCTCCCAAATAGAGGCGGAATCAAAATCGCCTAATCTTTTTATGTTTTCTTCAGACGCCAGCATTCGACCATAATAACCAAAAGATAATTTTTCATCGGCGGTTGTTTTGATTTCTCTTTCTGTGCCTGGAATAACCTCAACATCTTGTTTAACGCCTTCCTTGCTTTCTTGTATCTGTTGCTTGTCAGTCTTTACTGCGCCAGGAGGTTTAAAAACAGCAGATAATTCAGGGCGTAACGTAATATCACCTGTGGGCGTTCTAATTATCTTAGGTTCATTAGCTAATTGCCATGCGCGCGCATATTCAGGCGTACCCCTAAATTCTGGGCTGTCCACACCTTTAGATAATAGGTTAGATACTTGAGCATCCATTGATGTTCCAGCAAATGCGCCAGCCTCACCTTCAAACTGTTTAATTTGATTAAATGCTTCCTCTGTGAACCCAGCATCCGGCCCCGCATCTCGTGAAAGCAATGGATATTTAGCTTTTAAAGCATCCATCTGTTCCTCGGCGTATTGTTTCGATGATGCATAATCAGGAAAAGTGGCAATCTTTTTAGACAAGTCAGCATAATCTTTCTTGAAACCGGTTTGTTGCGTTAACTTTTTCTGTGCCTGCTCTTCTTTCCTTTTCTGCGCTTGTTGTTGCATTTGAGCGCCTAATTGAGGGTTGACTTGCATTAATTCTTCCATGGCGCGTGGATCACCCATATAAGCTTGTCCAGCTAATCGGTTTTGCTCTTCTTTTTGCTGTGCGATTCCCCGCTTTTCTAAGCCTCGACCAATAGCTGCGCCAGCTTGAGTTAAAAATGGCGTATATAATTGTGGCATTAGAGGTACCCCGCTTGTCGGGCTGGTTGATAGGCATCGCCAGGAACCGTAGATGACGGTGCTTGGCTGGCTAAATAACCGCCGTATATTTGCGCTCCAGCACCGGCAATATCTCCATAAATCGCTTGTTGCGCTTGCTGTCCGGCAATGCGGTACTCTCCAGCTGCTTGTTTTGCTGCAATATTTTGTTGGCCTATTGTCGCAGCTTGACCCACCCCTAAAGAAGCTAAATTAGTCGCAACGCCAGGAGACCCAAGACCCTGCAACATATTCATATAATTTTGATAAAATTGCCCTTGAGTTTGTTCTGCGCCAGCAATTCTTCGTCCTGAATATAACGCACCCGTTCCAGCCATTTGCTGTTCTACGCCTTTCATTGCGGCTTTATATCCTGGAGCCTCCATATAGGCTGTTCCAGCTTCGCCCGGAGCTAAACCCATTTCGATCATTAGTTGTTCACGAGCTGTTCGCGCTTCTCCGACATAAGGATCTAAAAGCTCCCTGGCTTCGCCGTAGCGCTCAATATTTAACGCTTCTGCTTCTGCTGCTGTTATTTCTTGGCCAGCAGCCGCCGCTTCTGCCGCTTTTCTGGTCTTTCTGCCCTCTACGAGCCCACCAACCGTTCCGACAGCAATCGCCGATCCTGCTATCCAGCCTGACATAGTATTTCTCCATCTAATAGTTTTGCTTTTTCTCTAGCATCGCGATAATTAATTGTAATCTCATCGCCATCTTTTATGTCCTTAATGGCAGAAAAAAACCCTTTGCCATCTTCTGTAATTGCTTTTGAGTTAGGGCTATCGGAGTGATTAGAATATCTTCCTGCAGGCGTTCTATGGTTGTCTTTTCTAGCCAAAGCAATTATATCGCCTTTTTTAAAATCTTTTCCTGCAAACAGCCCCTTCCCTTCTATATCAGAATCACCAACATACGCATCATTTTCTGGCTGTTCTATTAAATCATCTTCGTTAACGGAAAGCTGTCTTATCTCGATTTCTGTCATATCAATATCTTTGCACATATTAGAAAAACCTAATATATTATTATAGCTATCTAGCTCTTCGTAGGAATCAACGAATATTTCTTTCTCAGCATCTTCTACATTATCAGAATTAACCTTATGAGTATCGCTCCATACAGTATCCTCAAGTGTAAATCCGATATGCTTAACGCCAGCCTTTGCTGTGAAGGAAGCAGGAGCAATAATTTCTTTTGCGCCAAATTCTGATACCACCCAAATACGACCCTTTAAAACATTAACAAAATATTCATTTTTATGGATGGCGCCAACAATTAAATCGCCTTTGTTAAAGTGAATTTCTCGCGTGTACATCCCATCAGCAAAAGAATGGAATAATGGATATGGACACTCATCAAAAGAATTATCCATATTCTTTATATCTTCCTCGAAGTCAAGCACGTCTTTGCGCGTTTTTATTTCTTGGAAAAATGTCTTATGCATGCAATACAAATCTTCTCGATTTAAATTCTCAAGCACGCCATCAAGATTATTATTCTCTACAAAAACAGACATAGCTTCATCGCTATAGCACGATTCTAAAAGAGCATCAATTATCATAGCTTTTTCGCCATGATTAGATGAATTAAGAATGTTAGTAATCTCATTCATGCGTCTGAATAAATCTCTTTAATCGTTATACTTAAATTCAAATTATCCGCCAAGCTTGCGATACTACTAATAAAATCACCAGACTTAATTGCTCGGCCTACAATTGGTGATAATGGGTCTGTTCTGCCAGCAAAAATGACTTTTGGTGGAAAATATCGATTTGTCGCTGCTACAGAACCGCTTGACTGCACAATATTAATTGTTAATTCTGTATCTGTTGCCCCTTCATTCGCGCAATTACCATAAATAATATGGGCGCTTTCAAAATTAGAAGCAGACGGGGCCGTGTAAATAGTCGCGTTACTCGCCGTTACTTGTTCTTGTACAACATCTATATATGAAATTGCCATCTTAATTCCCGTTTGCTGTTATATAATAACCAGCCAGCGTTACACTAACGTTCGTATCTGTTGCGATAGCCACTAAAGAAACGGCTGTGCTGGATGCTAAGTTAAGCCCTGTTGCGACCATTCTGTCATTCTTAAGAAAATCAATCTCTACAATTGTTTTTAAATTTGTCGATAAATCCGCTGGTGATGCCTCATAAATTGTTAATGTTTCTGCTGTAGTAGCCGATCCAAATGTTTTGGATGTCGCCAATAACATGCTATCAATTATAAAACTCTTACCTGATGAAGCAGGTACTATTTCAAAAGGGATCGCGGCTACATCAACTGTTTCATGATAGGATGTCGAATAAGATAAAGGGCCAACAACAAGCTCACCATTAACAGAAACTAAAGCCGCTGATTGGTTCTTATCATCCCAAATAGTTACGTCTGTCATTATAATTCGTGTTCAACCTCAACCAATGACCATGTGAATGTCACGCCGTTTGCTGCATTTGCCGTAATAACTTTAACTCCTAATGCTGCTCCAGGCGGTATGATAATATTTGATGTTGTAGATAAGTGGGAACTTTTATTGTCTAAGTTTCCAGCATGAAATATGTTCGCAACTTTTGTTAATCCGGTTAATCCAGTCGCATTTGTTGCATAATCCATGTTGCCCGTTGGGACTGTTGAATTCCCGATATTGCGAGATGCCACTTGTGATGGAAGAAAAGCAGTATTATTGCCAATAGTGCCAACCGTTACCTCATCAATGTCAAGAATGGAAGCAGCGTCTAAACAATGCGCTCTCATGTCTGTCATGTGGTATTGAACTTGGCTGGTGTTTTGAAACCATGCCACATAAGTTCCCGCATTAGCGACTGTCCCGTCTAAATCAATAGACCAGACTTTTCCGCTTATTTGATTGATATGACGATCTTCTGCTTCGCTTGCTGCGGCTACCGATCCCCTTCCTTGCGAATCAATAGCCCATGCATTCATCTGCGCGCCAGTACGCCCAATAATTTCCAATGGCATTATGAGTCCTCCTCTAGATTAATTTTTTGGAACATAGCCCAATATTCAATTAAAATACTTAGCTTTCTTGATATTTCATTTAATACTATGACGGTATCTGTTTCATGTGTTAGTGGTTCTTCAGCTTCAATACTCATCTGATTCTCCAATATTTTGTGTCTTGATCTTCAAATAATTGAAAATGCAGGCTTGTCCCCTGATTTCTTATATTTACAGAAGTATCAGTTGACGTATATTTAATGTTATTACCATTACCGTTTACATTTATTATGCTGCCATCGCCATTTGAGATAATAACCTGATCATTAACTAACGGATTGGCTGGTAATGATATAACCGCTTTGTTTCTAGCCTCAACCCAATCTTTATTCTCTGCTGTGTAAGCTGATATTTTTACTTTGCCAATAAATCCGGCGGTATCGTACAAAATCTGTTTTACAGTCGCATCTAAAACTGGTCGATCAGCATTATTAATAACTTCATCCATTTGTGTTTTTAATGATTTAATTAAACTAAACATATAATCTAATTTATCTGCGGCGATTACCGTATTAATAATATCGCTAATAGCTGTTGAGCCTTCGCCTCCAATAGTTGATATTATTTTATATAGATAATCTTCAAAATAAGCTGTGGCCTTGATTTTCTTTGTAATAGGATCTACTTCTGCTATCGCTAAATCTGAATCTAAGTAATCAGCCATTACATTCCCATCCTTGGATAGATATAAGCCCCATAAAATCGGATGCCAACCGGATCAGTAACCTCTAATTTCAAACCAAAATCTTTATTTCTGACCAATCGACCAAAGAGACGCAAAGGAACACGTTTTCTATGCTCGCCAAATTTACCTAGTGAAATATGGCCTTTGTTTATGTATGTATTTCCGCCATCTTTTGTATAATAAACAATCATTTTTGGATCGGCAGTTGGGTCGGTTGTCTGCGCGACTTCCATATCAATTTCAATTAAAGGAATTGTGACGTCTTTTTCATAAGAAACTGTTGGCGTAATTAATTTAGTTCTGAGAATTTCATTGTTTTCAGTCTTATTATCAGGATCTAAAATCCATAATTTCCCATCAATAGAATCACCGCAAATTATTTGATCCTTAAATTTTACAGCGCTATTTACTCGCCATAATTCAAGCCCTTCTGATTCTCTAATGTGCGAAAGACCAGTGTTTAAATCATATCCCCACGTATATCCCTCTGTTGGAAATGTAAGATAGAATATTGAATGAACCGGTCCATCAACAAAAAAACCTACAGCATCAGTTACTGTAGTAAAGCCAGGATATGTTGTTGTTCCATTACCTTTAATTTTTAATTCAAAATTTAAGTCCGATATCTTAACTAATTGAGTCCCGCGCATCATTCTTACTGTTCTATCGTCTGCAAGAAAAGCAAAAGAATCATTAACTTCAGCAAGAGAGTCTTTCGCCAAAATACCCCATTCTTTCGTTGCTCCTTTCACTGAGCGCAAAGGCAAAGTAATATCGTTATATGTTTGGTAATATTGTGCTGTTTCAGAACCCAAAACCCATAACGCAGATTTCTTAGCGACAACCGCTACTACGTTATCCGGGGATTCTTCCGCGCTGGCAAAAGTTAATGAATTATAATTTGTTCCATCTGAGATATCAGAGCCAAAAAACTCATTTGTTCCATCTCTGGTTAGCCAGAATCTTTCATCTAAAATGGTCGCTGATGTACTAGGGAAAAAATCCGCATCTGTAATCGCAACTAATCCGCTTGCATTATCATACACATAACCAGATCCAGAACCATTTAATATTAATATCTGTGAGTCTCCTGGAACAGAATTAGCAACTAATTTCGCGCGCCCACTTCCATGAACTGCCCCAAGATTAGTTGCTACACCTGCTGTATCTACTCGATACAATGCTTCACCAGAAACCACGTAAATAAGTCCGGCATTTATCAGAGGGTCTGAGCGAACAGGGCCATCTGATAACGTTGAAAACAAAGTCAATCCTTCTGTTCTATTTACACTTCGAAAATTACCATCCTTATCTCCTTCAGGAATTAAATTCACAACTTGGCCGCGACTCTTTTTAGAATCATATTCTTTATTTTGTCCGCCTAATGGGAAATCAGCCATGTCGTTTCATCTTCATTTTAATGGGATAAACAGCAGAATCAAAAGCGAGCATGTCATTTTTCAATATTTGCGCTTCTTGTCGAATCATATCTGCGAGGGCTTGGCTTGTTCCATATTTTGGAATCAATTTAACGGCTACATTGTAAATAAAAGCAAGTTGAGCGTAATCAGGTAAATCAACCGTATCATCAGCACCCACTAATATTTGTAGTTTGCGTTCATAAGTAAAATTAATAACAGGTACGGACGAACTCGGAGAATTCCATAAATACATTGTTCCCGAAGTTTCACCTGCTAAATCTTGTCTTGAATAATAAGCTTGTATTGGTGTGCCGGATTGCTCTTTGTTTGGTAAATTAAAGTAATCTTCGCGCGAATTAAAAACAATAGGGATCTCATAATCTGTTGATTCTTTTCGCCTTACATTTAAAATGCGTGATACAGGAACTAATTCAGGTGATGTGGCCGTACCAGCACGATAATTTCGTACGAAAGCGCCGGATACTGTAGCCAAAGGAATGTTATCTGTTAATGTCACTGAGATAACAGAGGGGGTGCTGTAAGTGCTTTGAACTATCGACCAGAATAAGTTGTTATTATTCTGTATAACTCCGATCACATCGCCATCTTCAATATCATCAATACTAGCAACTTCGACTGTATTCGCACCAGCAACCGTTGATGCTGTAGTAGTTGTTTCAAACCACGTATTTGCGATATGGGTGCCTGAGTTCTGAAAATCGTACTTTTCTTGGCCTGCCGTCAAAAATAACGTGCCCTCAGTATACGTCCATAAATGAATGCCTTGAGCCTGCCATTCTTTAAGTAAAAGATTAGCAGAAGCTTTAAAGCGACCAACTTCATTGCCGCCTAAAGTCTCGCCATCCGCACCAATCTGCATGATGTCGAAAGCTTCTTCGGCGAGCTGATTGGTTGTCTTACTTAATGTGTAAACCCCACTCGTACTCACGATTGCACCGCTTGCTTATCTTCGAATCTTTCTCTAACAGATATAGCCATTATTTAAACCTTATCGAAGCTTTGTATATCATCAGTATCTAGATTCTCTATCCTCACATCTTCAAACACTTGCTGAATAACGGGAGTCACGGGGAAATCTTGTGGCTGTCTTGGATGATAGGCTTCTGGAATAACATAGAAGCCTTCCCATCTTTTCAATACCTGGCTTCGTTTAACTTTGAAGCCAGTTAAATCGCAAACAGTATTGCTATCGTTAGGACTAAAATAATTCGTCGTTCTGTGTTTACGTCCCATTTTAACCTCTAAATTGATTCGCTTTGCATTACCGTGAATTGGATCTCAGCACCGCTCGTATAGCTATTTACTATTAATCGCCCGGCTGTTGCATGCACCGTTCCTTGAGCCAATAAATCTGCTGTTTTAGATGCTAGGGCTGAAATATCAAACCAGGAAGAATCAACCGAAGGATTATCTTTAAGATGAATCTCATCTAGCGTTTCTTCAACCGTATAATTAATAGTTCCTGTTACATCAGCGGCGAAAGCCGCTGCCTCTGTATGCCGATAATTTAATGGGATAGTTTGAGTAGCAATCTCATCAACCCAACCAATATCAAACGTGCCAATAGTATCCGCCTGGGTTGTACCGGAAGTCACCGTAAGCCAATACTTAGTCGTCTCAATGGTTGTCGCATTAGGAAGCGTTATAGCTTCTGTCTGTGCGATACCATCCGCATCAGTACCCACTAATGTTAAAACAGGAGCATTCCCGCCTGGTTCATTAGCTGCTGTTGTGATAACTAACTGATGCGCAAGACTATCTCCTGAATTTGTGGCTAACCATTCAGCATCTGTACCGAAAGCCCACGCAGAACCCGTAGGCAGATCGTCAGCAATACCATTGTCATCTACGTTTGCCGGATTTATATCGATCAAAAAAGGTCTCATTTTTCAACCTCCTTAATTGATTTCTTTAACCACTTCGGCGTATTCAATAATAATATCGAATACAGCAGTAGTGGAGCCAGCAGAACAAGTATAAGAAACAGGATCCCCTCCTGCTGTAATATCTTTAGTTCTGGCATAAGCCACATCAGCGCCTGTTCCAGTTTCTTCGAATAATAATGCGCCTAATGTGATTGCGCCATCTGCTAAAGAGCCTTTAACTAAGCCAACAACACCTAAAGATACCGCCGCTAGAAATCCATTTGGATCGTTAGAAGCTCCAGCCGTGCCCACGTCCACTGTTTCTGTGTCATCTATTGTGATGACGTTAATCATTACATCAGTAACGACTGCGCTATCAGGAAGCGTGAAATTAGTATCTGTTTCGCTTGTTTGTGCATCACAACGAATAACCGCTGTTTTATTTAGAAATTTAGTTGTCGCTGAAAGTCTTGAATTATCTGTTGCGGAAGTAGATCCGCTGTATGTTTTGCGTGTTGAAACGCCTGTTGTAAAAGTAGTACCACTCATATCAGTCTCCTATTGAGCAACCCGTAAGGGTCAGTACATTTTTAGAAAAGCCCCTCGAAAGGGGCTAATTACTTACTGCCCAGAACCATACCCGGCTCTTGGATCCGTAACGCCGTAGGATTTGTAGAACATACCCTTATGGCGATAGTTTGACGTGCCAAAATCATTATCCTGCTCGAAGGTGTAGCCCATGCGATCAAAGATTTTGAAGCCGTCATCAACATCAGTTTTAATGAACCATTCGGTCGCAGACGTAAAGCGGTGATTAACGTGATAGCCTTCTGGAAAAATAGAGGCTACTGGGTTAACTGTTGCAGTGTTTGCGGTGTTTGGTTCAAAGCGTGATGCCAGGATTCGATCAGCGGTGTAACGTAGCTGACGCGGAATATGAAGACTCATTGCGCGAGCGTCGATCAAAAGACCTGCGCCATCACGGTAGTCTTCAATGGCAGTCGTTGCATCTTCTACAGCCGCCTGGCTTAATGGTGTAAAGACTGAGAAACGATTAGAGAATGTCCCGCCTTTACCTAAGACATGAGATGTAGAGAACAATGCCTGACCATCACCTAATGCAAAATTAGAGTCATAAGCATTATTAATAACGTTAGCCGCTAATTGTTCGTCAGTATGAATTAAAGAACGCTTAAGCAATTTGCCTGATTTTGTAACCAAATCACGATACAGGTTATTCATTGCGGCTTCCATTGTAATAATGGTTCCTAATGAATAAACAGCGTGCGTGTAAGTAGTTGCGAAATCTTGCTTTTCAGCATCGTAACTGGTTGCATCGCCTTCTGGCTTTAATGCCGCGAGGCCAGTACCTGTTAATGATACGTCGATTTCATATGCTTTTTCTGAATTAAAGGTTTCAAAGATTTTGCTGTATTCCATCTCGTAGTCTTTGTACTCGATGGTCGCAATAGCGTTGATACCTTCCTGTAATAACCGGGCTTCTGAGCCCTG